ACGGGATATGCTTCGCGAATAAAATTAACATCTTTATTCAATAGAAAATGATAGTTTCCACTACCATCAACAACAGACAAAGAATAACTCCACAAAAAGTCACTAGGCGTAGATAAATAAGTATTGCCTTGTGAAGTAGTACCAACAACATTTTTTCTTAATGCAGGTATTTGAACAGTATTATATATTGTCTGTTCGGCTTGCTGAGTGAACATATCAAGTTCTTCATCTGTGAAAGTGTTTTCACAAATGTTCTGTATGTTTGTTTTCAGCTCCGTATAGTTCATAATTTAAGCCATCGGTCCACGAGCCATAAGCCCTTTTGTTGCAGCGCCAGTACCACGAACTTTTACGCCCTTGGTTTTAACACCTTCCATAGACACTTTAGGTGCATGACCGCATGGTTGCACACCTTTATCTTTAATAACTTTTACTTCTTTTTCGTCAAAAACATTCATTATAATAACTCCTATGTAATAACTACCACAACTTGCCCAATATGGCTATAAGTAATTAGATTGTTTGGTGATAGATTGTACGGATCTTGCCCACCACCTACTGGATTCCATCCCCATTGTATATCTCTACTACTGTATTCCCCAGAAGAACCAACGCTAGTATCCACTCTAGGGTCTTTTATTGCTTGCGGGTCATCCACAGGGAACTGACCTAATTTTAACTGAGGATGGTCAGGATCCCAACACTCAGGGCAAGCTTTTACATTTGTATTCCTACCCTTTACAATTAAATCTTTCAACTCTCGTAGTTTGTATTGGAAACCACATACATCACATAAAGCAAGAGCTTTTTTTGTTGATGCAAACCTATTAGACATTAATATACCCTTCCGATTCTTGGCACAAATCGGGCAGAGGTTTTTTCTCTGTCTTCGCCCGCAGCTAACTCAAACTGCTCTTCATAAGCTGCCTTTAGCATAGGTATTCTATCCGCTAGTTCTGGTATTTTCATAGCGATGTAATAAGCTAACCCAGATACAAGTACAGGGAAGAAACGAAAGTTCATATCAGAAGTTTCTATACCACTACCCGCATCTTCTATTCGACGCATACGCCAGTAGTAAAGTACATAATTATCGTTATCAGGAACAGGCCAAACATTAACTACAGGATTGTCTCGTAAACGTTCTATGTATATTTGTATCGGTCTACCACGAGAAAGTTTGTTAGGTATAGAAGCGTACGTACTAACACTTATACGATTAATTGTTAGATCAGATTGTGTAGCTTGATTTCCTGAACCTGTGCGTATTTGATGCTCTAAAAGGTCTATCGTATCAGCGGGTAAATTATACTCAGAAGTGCCATCAACTAAGTTAATAGTTCCTTCATCAATAGTCCACATATTGATACCACGGTTCTGCCACTCAATAGTCATCAAGTTCATAGAACGACGTGCGGTACGCAAGTCATAACCAGAACGCATCTCACGACCAGCTCGTTCCCAAGCTTCTTCAGCGATCTCAGTAAAATCCATATTAAAGGATGTAGTTCCTGATGTAGTCATTTCTTACGCCTTTTAACTGCGGAAACCCTTCTAGGTTTACCTGCTGGTTGCCCTAATTTTCTTTTCTGGGCTACTTTCTTACGTTTCTGAGCCGCCGTCATCTCTTTAGATGTTTTAGGTGTTTTACTAGAAACTCTTTTCTTAGGTCTGCAATAAGGAGTTGCACGTTTTTCTCCCTTTTTACGACCACAAGGTTTACCAGTAGATACATCTACCCACTCTTCTTTAAACCAACGCTTTAAGGCTTTGCCTTTTGCTGTTTTACGGACTGCCATTATTTATTACCCCAGTTTTTGGCTCCTACTTTTCTACACTTGGCTATAGCGCCACTTGCATAAGCGGAAGGAAAAACCTTATAACGAGATTTAACCTTCCTATAACACTCATCTTTAACAGAGCCGCCTTTTTTATACCCCTTACAGGGTTTAGATTTGTAATATCTTCTCATATATTAACGCATCTTACAAGGACGCACTCCTTTTGTAACGCAACCTGCTCCGCGAACTTTGCCGCCAGATTTATAACCTTTTTTAACGCTACAACCTTTTTTGTAACCCTTTTTAACTTTGCCGCCAGATTTAAGTTGCGTCTTTGTCCCTAATATATTTTCGTTCAGGAATTTTTTAAATCCAGTACTAGCATCTTCAGAGTTTTGAGCTGATCTATTTCTACGTAGAGCAGATTTTCTAGCCTGCTCTGCTCTGTTTTCCGCTTGCGTCTTTAGTAGGTTAGCTCGTCTCTCGGCGGCTCTTTTTTCTTTTTCTCGCTTAGAAGCAGCGATTTCCGCTCTTCTTTTCGCCGCTTCTGCATCTCTAATTTTCTTTCGTTCTATCGACCCTGCAAACATCTGAGTTAGACCTCCACCAGTAGTCCCAGTAGTCCCAGTAGTCCCAGTAGTAGTTTTCTTCGGAGGAGGCTTAGGTTTAGTCCTTGGAGTAACGTTACCCAGAATAGACTTCGAAGGAGGCTTAGGTTTAGTCCTTGGAATAAAAGTATTCCCAATAGACCCAGTAGCAGTCTTCGTAGGTTTTTTATTGCTTGAAGTAGTAGTCTTCCCAGTATCCATTTTAAACTGAGCATCTTTTAGAAACTCACGTCGTTTCTTCGCTGCAAAAGCACCGCCACCTTGTCTAAGAGCTTTTTTATACACTTCTGAAGCTTGTTTCTTTACTTTTGGATCGTCATAAGCTCGTTTATTAGAACCTGATTCTTCAGCCGCTTTACGTGCGCGACGTTGTTTCATTTTTAATTCTCTAGCGGCTTTTAATTTAGCCATACGTTCAGATCTTGTCATCTTATGCGCCTTTCATAGTAATTATTTTGCATACTTTACCGCCTCGAGCCATACCGTAACCACGTACTTGACACCCAGACTTATAACCTTTTTTGACTTTACCACCCTTTTGCATTTTCCCTATACCGTCAGCAGCGTAAAAAGGGACTTTTTTTCCGCCCTTTTCAACCATTTCTAGTTTACCACCAGCTTTGTATTTTTTTGTCATATTCATAAATTCTTTACCTACTCTAGTTGGAACTCCAACTTTATTAGCGAAGTCTTTGTTATTTGCTACCGCAGTCATAAAGCGTCTTTGTTTTTCAGACTTTACAGGCATAACGCATCACCACTTAGACTTATTTGCCCAGTATGCAGCAGACATCTTACCCTTGGCGATGTTTTTGGCGTGACGAGCTTTAAATGATTTTCTTTTCATCTTCATACGTCTAGATTCACCCTTCTTAGGTTTACCTGCCGTACTAGCACCCTGCTCACCATAACGTATAATCTTCTTCTTACCACCCTCACATGCTTTTACAATATGTGATTTCTTTGGGTGTGAAGGAGTTCTACGCGGTTTATTACAAGCCATTTTGGCTTTATCAACTCGCCCCCCTGACTTGTAATATCTTCGCATAGAACTATCCTAGCTATAGAAGAACGTTAAGGCGTCAATATTTGTTGCCGCAGATACATAGACATCTGAGCTACAACGAATACCATTATCAGGAATGTTAACTGAGTGAGAGTCCGACGCTAGAAAATCTAAATCTAATACAGTAGTACCACCGTTACCATTAGTAACAGTTAAACGACCTGCGCCAGTATTGTTTGTTAAAACTTGGACTTGTCGTATTCTAGCAGGTCCAACTGCCAAAGATCCCGTGCTTGTAACTCTTTTAGTTAATACATCAGAAGAAGACATATGTTATCTCCTTAACCAGCTGAAACAGTTAAAACACCTGAGTTGCTATATATTTGTCCAGCAACTGAAGGATCAGCAGTAGGAAGATCTTTTATGATAACAACACTATTAGTACCATCGTGACTAATAGAAATGTTTTCTGTCACTGCACCAGTATTTGAATTTGAAGTAATATCTTTGAACCCGTTTTTCGAACGGACGGGACCGTTAAATGTAGTATTTGCCATGTAAGACTCCTGTCTTGGCTATTGTCAGTTCCACCATGAAACTGTCAGGAATTAATATTATTATAACATAGAGAGAGTAAAGGGGCAATACAACACACAACAACAAAGGAGAAAAAAAGTGTTATACTGCCCCGATACATTAAGCTCCAGGTGACCCAAATACACCTAGAGGATCAGAAACGCCAAATGAATAACGCTCACGGGCTTTATAACGACTGTTGCCAGTATCAAAATCTGCATCCATAGATGTAGACATTGGTGTACGAACAAAGTGTTTCAAACCGTTAGGAACGTCTGTCATTAAGAACCAAGCATTAGTATCAGTTAGATAGTGATTAACAGAGTAACCACCTGGGACTGAACTATTGTTCATGATTGCGTTAATGTCATTGTCGGCTGTACCTACTCGACCTTCTGTTTCCAACAGACGTGTTGCAACGAATTGCAGTGCTGGTGGAATGATAAGCTTCTTAGGTTGAGACGCAATAAGTAGTCCACGCTCGTCTGTCCAACCAGCGATCTGAATGATAGCGGCTTCAAGAGAAGTCTCATTCAAGTCAGCTGCTACAGCTGGAGTGTTAGAGTTTGTACCACCAGAAACAAGTGGGTGTGCAGTTGAACATAGAGATTGCCCGTCACCATAAGTGGTTCCTGCGGCAAAAGCATTATTCAGAACAGATGCAGCTTTTACTTGTTTTGTGTACGCCATAGCACGAGCTAATGCTTTTGTGTAACGTGATGACAGAGAGTCATAGAGGTTGTCCTCGATAGCTTCTTCTGTAATACTGAAACCCATTGCAACAGTTTCATGCACATAACGTGCGCTCCAAGCTTCCTGAGCATTGTCATATTCGATGGCAGAGCCTTCGTCTTTAACAGGTGCAGCTGAGAAGCCTGATAGTTTTGTTTCTTCTTCAAAAGATCTATCAGAAGATTCAGTTTCGAAAATTTCGGCGTGTTCTTCACCGTATTTTGCGTATTCTAGCCCAAACAGTGCGTTTAGACCAGGTAACAGTTCTTTGAGTAACTGTGCGCGAGAAATTGCCATTTTACATTACTCCCTTATACGCCAGTAGTGTTATTAAACTGATGACCTGCGTTCCATTTAACGAGGGCTTCAGTATAACCACCAGACGAGTTTCTAGTTTCTTCTACAAGATCTACAATACGTAAAGGTAGAGTAGCAGTTGTAGCTGATGTGTCGGATATAGCATTTTTTGAATTACCCGTGGTAGTATCACCAGCGTTATTCACCATTGCTACATTCGCGCCAATATCTGTAATAGCAAGGTCGCCAATAGTCGTACCAGAAGATACAACAGCAGCCTTAAACAGAATATCTGTACCGTCAGCTACGATAGCTTTAATATCAGATGCGGCAGTGTCAGCTGGATAATATTGACTAAACACTTTGTAACCAAGTGTTGGATCAGTATAAGAACAGCCAAGAAATACACCAATAGGCGTCATAGCTGCGTCAGCAGTATCACGTTCTACAGTGCCTCCAGTAACTAAAGTAACAGCATCACCGTTGAAGATAGATGTATCATAAGCACTCGCAATACTATACTCGCGAGTTACACCTACAAAAGGTACGCCACTTAGTAGTTTAACTGGAATAAGCCCGTATGGGCCATTAACAGATGGATAAGCCATGTTAATTTCCTTTTAAATTTAAGTTTTAAGTTCCGTTTCCGAAAGTAACCTTCGTTTTTCTATCGTTAAATAGAGGCATACGAGGGTCATTTTCTCTCATAAGGTTGTTATCAACAGAATTCATTTGGGAACGTGTCTGACTTTCATAATATGCAGTACGTTCTTCTTTTAATTCTTTTGGAGCTTTACATAGTAACAAACCACCAATAACCACATTGTCTTTGAAACGTTCGTTTTCAATGGTAACCAATGTAATCTCTGGATGATCTGAAGCTTTAACAGGCTCCCAACCTTCTCTTAATTTTGAAGAAACGTTCGTGGCGTCTACTTGACCCTGAGTACTAACACGTACCCAATGGAAATCATATCCAGGCTCGGGATTAGGAGATGGTAGCAACTATGGTCGCTGCCAAGCCTTTTTTCTTGATTCAGTTTCGCGAGATCCTAAGTCTCTATCTAGTCTATTTTCAGCCATTTTGTTTCCTCATATCTATTGCAACCTGTTCGGCGTATTGTTTGTTTGAAAGTCCTAAACGTTTAGCGATAGCAACTTGCGTAGAAGTTAACCTAATCTTTTTAGGTGCTGTGCTTCGTGTTGCAGGAGCTACTACATTAGAGCGCCGCTTTGGTTTTTCGACTTCTTCAACTAGCTGGTCCTCGAAATTTTCAGGGAACAACTTTCGCATACGAGTATTAATTGTCTCGTAGTATTCATCACTTTTAGGATCTACACCGTCATTAACTAGTTTATTGTGTAACCCTAATGCGTAACTCGTCATTTCAATATCGGTATTAAACCAAGTATTTTCTTGTCTCCAAGCTTCCGCTTTTTCATCGACAGGAGTTACATTCGTATCTTTTTCTGCTTCGTATTGTACAGGCTCAGTTTCTGTTTGTAAAGCGTCTAATTTAACATTAGCTAATTTATCTGCTCTAATCTTAGCAGTAGTTAACAATTCTTGAGCTTCTAGTACCTTATCAGTATCACCAAGCTCGTAAGCTTCTTTATACTTTCTCTTAGCATCATTATACTCAAAATCTATTTTTTCTTTAGCTTCTTCTAGCAAAAGTTTTTGAGATTCAGCTTCGCTACCTCTTAACTTTTTGTTTTGTTCAACAAGTTGTTGAGTAAACTTTTCCAGTTCTTGACGTTCCCTAAGAGCCTTTTCTTTTTCTCTACGTTCGTCATGATAGCCTTTACTAAGGTGAGATATACGGTTACGAACTTTTTCTGAATAGTTTTCAAGTTCTTCTTTAGTGACGTCTTTAGGAGGTGCAGACGGTTTTTTATTTCTGTCCTTTTTTGGCGTATCATCGACAACTTCGATTTCAACATCTTCTTCATCTTCAACATCATCATGTTCATCCAATACTTCATCATCATCATCATCTTCTTCTACATCAACTTCTGGTTTGTTAGACTTCTTATCTTCAAATATTTTTTCTGCTGAAGATTCTTCAATCTCAATAGTTGTTGTATCTTTTTCTGTGTTTTTATCTTCGTCGGGAAATTCAAATTCTACCTGTTGGAAACCCATATTCTTACTCCTATACACCACATATTCCACGAGGGTCGTCAATAACAGCCTCTATGGAATCATCATTCATCAATCTAAATTCTTTACCGCTAACCGTAAAACGAGTACCAGTATTCATTCTAAACATAACATAGTCACCTACTTTGCACCAAGGACCAGAGGGATATCGTTCCTCGTCTTTATATGCTTCAGATCCCATATCTAAAACTAACCCCATAATAGAAGTTATATATTCTTTATGTTTTTCACTTTCAGTCTTTAGTAGTGTAGTTCCTTTGTAGTAGTCTTCTACATCAGGTAAGGCTATTAAAATCCTGTAGCCCGCAGGTTTAGGTAAAGTAGCTTCCCAATCTATTTCGGGAGTTACCGCAGAAGAAATCTTTTGTTTAACTTCTTCTGGAACCTCAATTTTAACTTGTTCAGTCATCATCTTCTTCCATGTAATTTTTCGCGAGATCTAATACATAATCATTACAAGTTTCTAGACCTCGGATTAAACCTGTAATTTCCTTGTACTGAGGGTAGTCTTTAGCTCCTCCATGACTAAGGAATTCTTGCGCTGAGGATATGTCCTCAGATATTTTCTTTTTAAGCACGTCAAAGACGGTGGTAGCCATAAATTATCTCCTGTTTTTATTGGCATCAATAGCTGTTTTTAATGCTTTGTTTTCAGCATCTAACTCAACTTTTCTTTCCTCTATTTCTAATTTAGTTGTATCAAGTATCTTATCAGTTTCTTGCTCTGCTTCCTGAAGCTCTAATTTAGTTGTATCAAGTATCTTATCAGTTTCTTGCTTTTGAGCTTTTAGTTGAAGATCTGCTGTTTTTAGTTGTAATTCAGCCTGATCTTTTTGAGCTTTACGTTGTACTTCTTGACCTTTAATTTGTAATTCGGCTTGCTTCATTTGCATAACAGGGTCTTGAGCTTTTTGTAACGCTTCTTGTTGCGCCGCTTCTTTTTGTTTCTGTTGAGTTAGCTGTGAAGTTGCCGTAGCTACCGCACGAGATAATTGTAATTCTATCTCTTCTGGTAACTCTTCGTTAGGTGCTGGTAGTGGAGCGCCAAGTTTATCTTCCACTTGTTTACGATAACTAAACCCTAAATGCTCTGCTATGTGAGCTTGTAAAGAAGCCATAATTCTATTAGCTTGTGGGTTTTGTCCTATCATCTGAGCTACACTAGGATCTTGCATGAAAGATACATGAGCCGCAATGTGTGCATCGTGGTCTTGATAAATAAACGCTTTGAGTGGTTTACCATTAAGCGCATTCATATTCTCACTAATAGGATCGACTGGTTTATTATCATCTTCTGTAGGAACTAACTTATCCGCATTTTTTACGCCTAACACTTCTATCATCTGACGATGTAGTTGTGGTAGGTCATATATTTGAGGAGCTTGTTGTGCCATTTGTAATACAGCTTGATACTGAACTACACGTTGCGCCATAGTAGAACTATTAGGGTCACTGACAGGTATAACATCTACCATAGCGTAATCATTTGCTATAGCACTTTCTACTCCTGTAACAGGCTTATAACCGTACTCAGACGGTGCATATTCACCCATAATATCTTTTAGCATTTTAAACTCTTGTTTCATTGCATAATGAACTCGAGCTTGTACAGCAGCCATAGGTTTTAATGTACGTTCTAGCAATGCTAGAGTAGTACCTACAGGAGCGTTAGCAGACATGTCAGAAATGTTCATGTCACTAATAGCGCCTAGTCTACGTCCTTCGTTTGTAATTTGATTTAGTAGTTGTAAGAGAGTTTGGCTAGGCTCTTTGTATGGTAGTGGCATAATGTTGTCGCGTATGCTACCTGATGGAACATCGACATCCTTCCACTCTCCTGGTTCAATAGGTGTATCATCACCTTTGATACGCAGACCACGAGATTTTAAACCACCTGGCAAGTTAGATAGTGTACCTGCATCTACTAGTTGACGTATTAAGGAAGTACCAGCTTTAGCGTAACCTCCAATAATATGGATTAATCCTAGACCATAAAAACCAAATCCTGGGACGTATACATAGTGTACGAAATGCTGACGCTTTTTACATAACTCGTCGCTTTCTACCCAATTACGTCTTATAGAAAGTATTTCACCAGTGCCTCTCTCTATTGTAACGATATAAGGTTTAGCGATATCGTCTTCGGAATCATCAAGACCCTCAATAACAATATCAGTATGAACTTCATATATACTGTATCGGTTGTCGTCAGTAATAGAAAAGCCACCCTCTTCCGCTTTTCGTTCTTCTATATCTGAATGATATGGTTGGGGACTACCCAGTTCAATATCACGATAAAAACCTACAGATTGTAGTTTGCGTATTTCATTTTTTGTTTTACGCATTACGTGAGTTACACGTTCCGCTGTTTCTATATGACTAGCGCCATAAGGAACAATAACATCTTCGGCAGGTATATAAATAGCTACCTGTCTTCCCATAGTTGGATCGTAATAAACTTTTTTAAATGCTGACCCTGAGAGTCCTAGACTATATAGCATTCTTTCATGCTCAGGACGGTATTCAACCATGTTTTCTGTTAATTGGTAGTTCATATCCGCTTTTACGCGCATAGAGGCGTCTAGTTTTTCTCTCGTTTCTTCACCAATCACCTTAACTCTTACAGGGCCAGCGGCGGGAAACGTTTCAGACATAGTTTCAGCCTGAAAACGTATAGCAGCTTCAGCTAGTACCGTAGAATAAACACCGCAAGCACCTTCCCAAGGTTCAGTGCGCTCTTCGTATTTAAATCCTAGTACTTCTAAACCTTTAACAAAAGTGTCAGCCCACTCTTTACGACCATCAATGTCTGTAGTTATATTACCAACAAGATCATCTGAGATCTCTTTTAAGTGAGATTCGTCCAAAACTTCTGCTAGGTTCATGTCAAATTCTGTCATGTCCCCCATATCAGCATCAGGAATAATAGTAATTTCTACACTACCGTCATCTAAAGTAACACTATCAGGGTTTACTATTTCAATCTCTAACTCAGGATTATCTTCTTCATTCTCTTCAAGCTCTGAATCAATACCCTTTGGGGCTACGGTTACGCCTTTTTCTATCGCCATAATTTAACTATTCCTTTTCGACTGATTGTCTGTTATAGTAATACCCTATTTATTACTTGTTGTAAATCTGTGATTTATATAAGCATAAATAATGCGTAAATAAAAAACGGTATCAGCAATAACAAACCAAACAAAATTATCTCTTCTTCGTTCCACATAATAATTACCTTAGTAGTATCCTGAACCACGGCGTTTAAAAAACACAGTATCTTCAGGTTCGTCTGTTGGTAGGCGTATAAACCCACCCTGTCTGAATCTCATAAGTGCCATGACAGTGGAGTCAACCAAGTCATCGTTACTCATAAACGGGAAACCCGCTATTTCTTCTATAACTTCCTCTGCCCATCGTGACTGGGAAAC